CCTCGTTTATTGCTTGCCATACAAAGCCAGATAAATAAATTGATGCCTTAAAGAAATCATCATTCCAAGGGTTCTTACCCTTACACTTCTCTTCTAAAGCCTCCTTAATGTATTCCGTACAAGCGTGTCGTGTACCAGAGTACGGCACAATCATCACTGGACGTTTACATATCTTACGGCATACGCCTATTTCTAAACACTGTTTTGCCAATAACGTATACTGTTGTGATAGTAGCTGGGTTGCCCTCTTTGCTACATCAGAATAAATATCCTGTGGTACTTCACTAGGCAGTAGGTTAACTGCTCTACCGCCCTCCTCCTCTCTGAGCATAGCTGAGAGGTGTTGTAAGCCATTACAAGAGCCGTCACTAGCACAAGGTAGGTGAGTATAGTATGGCTCACCAAACTGTCTAGCGTTGCTGTATAATGCCCACTCGTAGCACCATGCTAGTGCTTGCCAAGGTTTATCTGCTTCTTGCCACCACATATTAGTTAATGGGTCGTTATATACATCAACTGCATTCTGTACGTTCATGTACGCCCACATCTCTCGATCTTCTAAGCTTACCTTATCTACTCCAAATACATTAGCACCATGAATAGCTAACCATTTTGCATCCTCATCGTTGGATACTAAAACTCCATTAGCAAATTCTAACAATGCTTTACTGTAGTCAGCGTTCTGTGGTGACAGGAACGATTCAACAGGGTATTTACGCCCACGAAAGTCTAGTTGCCAGACATACCACATCTTTTCTTTGTCGGCATACTCCTCCGCTAGTTGTATTGTTCTCTCAACCTGTATTCTTTTTGATAAAGATCGGTTATTAAACGTGTGTATCTTGTTACGTTCTGTCCTGAACTCTTTAAACTGTTCCTTTTCTTCTTCATTAAGATACTTAGGCTCTTTACTGAACGGATATTTAGGTAGTGGTAGGTTATCTCTTGGTGGTAAACCCTCCCATATCTGTCCACTGTCCCAACACTGTCGTAAAGTCTGCACGACAAACTCGTTAATTCTCCAAGGTGTTTTCTGTAGAGCATTAACACAGGTGAATTCATCTTCAATATCACACTGTAAAAGTTTATCTACATAGTCTTGTACAATCTGCCTCATGTCCACACCCTCACGAAAGGTAATTTATTAATATGTTCTGAATGATAACCGCCACCCCAAAATGAATCCCAATCTTTTGGTTCAATAATACAAGGCGAGTAACGTGGTAGAGCAGTGCTGTTTGTTTCGTTAAAGGCTCTTACCCATTCCTCTGTCTCTGGTGTTGGTGCTACTATGTAAACTGATTTCTTTTTCGTTTGTTTCTTTTCTAACCTAACAACGCCTGTAGAGTTAATGATTATATCTACTAAACGTAAACCCACATGGATACGTTCTTCTGCTGTCCAATGTGGTATATCTAAACCATCAGCTTTAATCTTATGGTCAAGACCGTAACGCTTATGGTCAAAACCTTTATCTGATTTCTGTTGAGCAAGTTTTATAACATTAGCAGCTACTTCTTTGTCCAGCTCTAACCACTTGTCTAACCTTATTTGTGTTTCCACTTGAATGCCAATGTACTTAGCCACACCCAACAGGGTTGGTTTACGTATCATGTTATCAATAAGAGATATTAAAGCTAAGTAAGCGAGTTTACCTACATCACAGTTCTTGGTTAATGTATTAAACGTTGAGCGTGTTACCTTCTGCTTCTTAGCATAATCTTCAATGCCCTTCATCACAGGTTCAACAATACCTTTAATAATTGTACGACCATGTTTAGTCTTTGAACCTAAATCTTTATCTAATAAATCTTGTAATGTTTTATTGTACCTACTGATGCCTGACTGCACCATGCGATACTCTAGTTCTATCTGTTCATCCAAAGTTGCCATAAGTCTACCTCTGTTTACGCCACAAATACGTGGCTGTGTGGCTTTACTCATAACTACCTACGGTAGCGGAGCAAAGGATAAATTGTTTTATGTTGATATTACTTATGTATTTAAAATGTAACAACGGAATCGTAGGAAGGATTAAACGTCTTTTAAGTCCTTTGTGTCTACCATTCCACCACGAGGCCATTCCCAGTTTTCTACCGTTTTCTAGTAAATCAGCCTCGTAGTTTGTTGTTATTTGCGCCACTTTACGCCACATCACGCCACCACTAATTTTCTAGTAAATCGACACCGTTAACTAGATCGTTAGGGTTCAATTTAGCATATTTTAGCGTAGTTGCAATGGTTGAGTGACCCATCCATTTTTGTATCCTCTCGATAGGTAGACCGCGTTGCACCAGTCTAGTGGCACAGGTGTGTCTCCAAGTATGCCAGCACTTATCTTCAAGTCCTAGCTCCTTGCGTACCTGATCCCAATACTTACGATACGGATAACTATGTACGTTCTCATCAAACTTACGATTACGCACAATCTCTTCTGCTCTCTTGGTTAATGGTACAATAAGTGGTTTACCATTCTTACGTTGTGATACGTGAACGCCATATACCTTGCTACCATCTTTTCTAACAGCTTTTAGCGGTACTAGCGTAGGGTCATACTTTAATACTTCCGATGCCCTCATGCCTGTATCTACAGATACGATAGCGTAGTCATGTAAGTAATCCTGACCAATCTCTTTGAATCGTGATAGTATGGCTTGCTCTTCTTCTTCAGTAAACCAGACTAACCGCTCTGTACCTACCTCACTTAATGTTTCAATGTAAGGCATCTTACTAAGCTTGTTATTGTTGTATGCCCACTTGAGCGTCTTGCGAAGTATAGCCAAGTGGCGATTGACTGTGCCATTAGCTTTTGTTTCGCGCAACTCCTTAACCCATGCTTCAATAGCTGGTGTATCTATACGGTTAATAGCCGTATTCTTACCCCAGTATGTACGAAGCGCATTCATAAGGTTAATGACAGCGGGTTCATTCTTACTTCCTCTCCAATACTTCTCGTATGTTTCATTCATAGCATAACTAAACTCACAGTTAGAAGTAGCACCTGTGAATGGGTTTAACTCAACCCTCATGGGATCATTCCCATCAGCTATAGATTTCTTCCATTGTGCCTCCAGTAATGTAGCATCTTCCTTAGTGGAGACAGTTTTACGGTAACGCTGCCCATTGGCAGCAACATATACTTCCCAGCCTGAGCCTCGTTGATTGATGCTCATAGTAAATAACTCCCTACATAGCCGATAACCGCACAAATAGTGACAAAGAAAAACAATTCTGCAATCTCGCTCATAATCTAATTCTCCTAGCTAAAGCTCTCCCAAGCTTGGTTATTTCGACAAACTTCTCATTACGTCTGTCTGGATTTTCGTAAAGTTTAATTAAATCGTGATTAACTAATACTCGTAAGTTTCTACTCGCACTCGCACTGCTAGTCTCCATCAATTCCCCAACGTCCATTACTCGTAATGTTTCTTGATTAACAAAAGTACGTTGAGCTATCGTAACAAAAGCATAGATTGTTTGAACGTGCATCCACGCATCAACCTTTCTAAACTCTGTCAGTATCCTTAAATGTTCCTTTAAATCTCGACCAGACAATACAACCCCCTAACCAACTAATGAGGAAACCCCATTCAGTTTGTTTGTTCTTAAAAATAAACCTCGGTAGATAAAACCAATCCCAAAGGCACTTTCCAATTAGAACATCATTACCTAGAAACCTAAACAACATTATACCTCCTTTGTCAAGTTGTTACGCTAGTGTATGTATAGTAAAAGGGTTTCCTGTCAAATGATATTGCTGTTAAATAACAACAGTATCGATTCAATTTGAATCAGTTTTTTTACTTGACTTGGATTCAGGATTCAAATTCTCTGTTGATAACTTCTTTTTACCCTTGCCAAAGATGGCATCGAAATTAGCCTCGTATTTGTCTCGATCTACCTTGCGTGGCCGATCTCCTTTTCCATAACCTGATGCTTCGCTCATGCGCCTTGCTCCCCCATCTCTTTAATCATAATGCCAAGATAATCTGCACCGCCCTCTCGAATGACCTTATGTAGCTCCTTAGCTTTAGCCTCACCCTTTAGATACACACTGTGGTCATCGCTGTGATAGTACAAGAAGTCATGCTCTTTGCACATATTCTCAAACTCTTTGAATGTTGGTAAACTCATTTCCATTTATCTCCTAAGTTAATAAGGCGTTCTTGGTTGCCTTGAAACTGGCTGTAGTTGTTACACTGCGAGGCTTTGACTTGCCATTCCTCGCTGTCATCGTCATAGTATACAGAGACCTCGATGTCGCTGTTCCAGTTGAACTTGTATTCGCTATCGCCTAAGACATCATCTCTAGATGATCCAGCTATACTGATACCAGCGAACACACCGCGCACAAATTCTCTTATCTCGTCAATGGTTTTGTTGTTAATCCACGGCATCTTTAAACTCCTCGTAGTGTACTTCTTCTTCTGTTGGGTAATGCACTAACTCGAACCCTGCGTAGCCTGTACCAGCGTCATTGAGCCTGAGTACAATGTCATAATCGAGTAGCTGTTTGATTACATTGCCATCGGCATCAGTCAGTTCTATTTGTATGTGTTGATCTTCTAATTGATGATCCATGTTACACCTCAATAATTAGTTACGATTTGTTGTACGCCACGTTTCTTTTCAAACTCTAAATATTCGAGCCATGTATAACGTGGTTCGTAGCCTTGATCTTCCAAGTCCCACAGCCTTGAGCGTTCCTTGCGTATGGCTGTATTAATATCTTCAAATTCTGCTTCTACTACTGGGTTAGCTTCAAGCATAGTTAGCAATTCCTATTGTGTAAGTTAAAAACAATATACAAGTTAAGGTTAACCAGTGTAGTTCACTCATTGTTATCTCCCTAGCAGATCGAATGTGGCATCACTGCGTATTTGTTTTAATGATTCTGCATCGAGTGATAGTAGTTCATCTAACTTGATGCCATACTTGTTACATATAAAGTTATCTATTTCGTCTTGGTAAGGAGTCTTACTCATTATACTGCCTCCTTGTTATATCCGCGCCAAAAGCTGATGTACCCTGCATGGTAGCCCTTCTTGCAGTTACCATAGACAATCTCAGGGTCTCTGAACTTATTGAATCGTGAAGCGATGATGTACTGTCTACGCTTAGTCTTGATCCAGTATCGGTTTACATCTTTATCTTCTACTACATACGCGCCAAGTTTCTCCGCTAGTGTAGCAATTAAGTTTACTGCTTTTGCACATACTCGTGGTGATGCTTTGCTTATTAACTTTAACATTAGTATTGCCTCTTGTTGGTTAGTTGTTGCTTGGATTGTAAATATATTTTACTTCGCAGTTTTCGTAAAAGTCCTCGTAGTCCTTACTCCACTGCTCGGTTATTTCATTAACGCCATAGTCATATATAATCTCATCAGGCTCTTGGTCGTAGTCAAACGCATAATAAAAGCCCGCGTGATAATTGATTGGCTCGTTTTCAGTCTTACTGTCTACGAGTAGTATTGAGCCTGACTCGGTAGCCTCGATTGCTTCTATGGCTTCTCTGTAATCTGTGCCATAGTAGTCAGTCTCACCTTCACAGTTTACTTCTATTGTAAACCCCTTGTCAAGCCCCCACTGGACTAAGTGTTTGTGTGCGGGAATCATTCATATTACTCCTCTAGGTTTTCTAAAAATAAGATTGCATCATCTAGACAATCGCCAATGGTAGCTTCTGTTCCATCATCGTCAATGTGCTGTCCCTTATTCCAAGCGGACAAGGCTCGTCTAACATCATACAGGTTAAGTAAAGCGTTGCTTAAATCGTTTTGGTATAGCATTAGTAATCTCCTTTAGTAATTTTAATACGCATCTCTTCCCATTCGTCAGGTTCAAGGTCAGTCTGTAGATACGCCACAGCTAGATCAATCAACTCGTCTAGCCACATTGGATTGCCCATTGCATCTGAGTTCCTACAAGCTTTGTATACATCTTCTTCGGTTATAGAATGTAGCATTAGTGAATTACCTCGCCTTTGTAGTTAAACTTTAACGTAGAGCCATCAGAGAACAGCGCAGTCGTAACATCTTCGTATACGCTGTCCATATCGCCCCACTGTAATTCAAACCCCGCCTTTGGATCAAACTCAGCGATAATATCTTCGTGGTCGCGTTGCTTGAAGTCAGGGTTAGTCTTGATTACCCATTCAATAAAGCCCTCAGCCTTAGTCATGCAAACCTCCTGTTACGTTCGTTGTCGAGTTCAATGACTACATCAGTGTAGCCATCTTCCTTAAAGAGTTTTGCCAAGTCCACAGCCTCAGCGTACGTTAGGTAGTGTTGCGATACCTCAGCACCGCCCACCCATACAGTATACATATCCTTGCCCATTAGTTCACCATTGT